CTTTAATATTAATAAATAAATAAGAAGAATAAAAAATATTAATCTTATAAATAAATAAATAAATCAAACAATTCAAGTACAAAATGGGAAATAATAGCAGTAACGAAAAAACTCTCGAACCAGAAGAGATGACATCAGAAAATTGTGCATTCATATTGGCCTGCGCTCAATATACAAATTGCCTTTTAAATGCTAGTTCTGCATGGTCTTTTGAGCATGCAAATAGGTATGCTATTGATTATATCAAAACTGGATTTTTTGATTGGCCATGTGAAGAGTGCGAAATTATAAAATACAGTTACTAATACTAATAGTACTACTAATCCCGAGACTAATAATCCCGAGAATACTAAGAAGACAAAAACATATGATTGTCTTACAATATTCTATGGTGGTAATGAAATAGATATTCTTAAATCAGTTCTTAACACTGATAATTAACAATATAAGCAAAAGTATCAATATAAAATTGAAGAGCTAAAAAAGTTCACTCCGACACCATGGTCATTATGCTTTATAAGAAAGATGCTTGAGGATAACAGTCTACCAGAAGTCAGCGTCTTAAACAAGACAGATTTTTATTATGTGTTTTATTTCTTGTATATTCTTGAGATTAATATCTTTACTGAAGATACTTCACTGGCCAGTGTATATGATCAAATTAATAATTATATAGCTTATGCAATGAATATTGATAATTTCATTGAGAAATTCAATAATTATTCCAAGAATATTATTGTTTGAATTATCATTGTTAAACAGTGAAATACCAATAGATATTAATTATGATGTTATTAAGTTCAACGATGACTACAAAATTATGAAGATGGTTGAAAGTTTTAAAGATGACGAGTTTGATTTTGAGTTTTTAAAGTATTATGCAGAAAAATATGCTACAGAAAATCTATATCCTAATCTTAATATGAATATTCGATTTGCATATTACTGTTTGATACATAAGAATAGCGACAGTAGTGAGTTTATTACTTACCTACAATCTCTATCAAGCGAATCTACACTTTATGATTTTTATCATAATTATGTAACAGTATCAAAGGATTTCATTGATACTGTGAAATCAAATGACAAGCACCTACAATTTAATTTCGCTAAAAAATTTGATAATATGGTAAATGGTGATATACCATTTAATCTTGAATATATTAAATGGTTATGTAAAATGTTATGTTTATAATGGCTCTATAGGAATATTAAATAATACATCAACTTTTTATTCACTGACACGAATGATAAAAAGTTCATTTTCTACAAATGAACAATTTATACAGTACTTTAAAACTCTTGATTTTAAAAACATTTATCAAGAGCTATCTAATGAGTGTGTGTCATATAAAGTTGCTATTTCACTCATAAATTCATATCTTAAGAAGATTAATATGACAAATAGTGAAAAGGCTATAGAATACCTAACTGATGTGTTTTCTTTTCGTAAAGAATTTGATTTAAATGCGATCAAAGAACATTTTGAGACATACAATAATCTTGAAGATGGCCAAACTAAGGATAAATACTACAATATTGACATCACTTATAAAGAGATTCCGTAAAAATAGTGATTTTGTTGATTATCTAGTTTCTATAAATTCAAGCTTGTATAATGAAGTAATTAATGAAGTAATTAATGAAGTAATTAATACAGATAAATTTAGTGACTCAGTTGTATCTTGTGTCAAATACATTTGCAAGCTAAAAAGTGCAAAGAATCAAGAAGAAATTAATTCTCTTATTGAAGAGATCAAAGCTCTTCCTATCTCTCTGAAGAGCACTAAAGAGTAATAATAAGTAATAAAATTAATCAATAATTATATAGTACCTAAGTACAGTAAAAGTAGAGAAGAATGGCAGTTCTTGTTCTGGGTAAAAAAGCAACAGGTAAAAAATATATTGCATCAATTCTAAGTAAATTATTACCTAATGTACAAATTGATACATCAACAAGTTTCATAAAAGGATATAGCGCATATCTAGTGTGTTTTAATTCTTATGGTGATTATGTAAGTGAGATCAAAGAATGGATACCAATTCTTGATAAATATGAACAACAACATCAGCAACATCAGCAACATCAGAATGTATTTTTGTGTTATGTAATGTTACGGTATACAGATTTGCCATTTTTAAAGTATTTTAATTATCCTGTCTTCTCATTACCTGAACAAGCTAATGATCTTAGGAAAAAAGTGGGGGACAGCTGTCCCCCAAGCGAGGGGCTATGGGCTAATGGGGGTAGGAACCCCCAAAAAAATGATTAAAAATTTCGTGATACGTATATGTATCGTCAGTAAGGCGAAGCACTGAGAATGCAAGACGTCGACGAAATCGTCAAAAAATGCATTGACAATGTTTCTGAAAGCATTAAGAATGCATTTGATGAAGAAATAGCTATTGCACTTCTTGATAGAAATTGTCCAATGTGCAAAAAGAAATGTTCATATCAATATGATGAGTTACTTACTGATACTATAAAGTGTCAGTTCTGTGATCACAAATTTGATGTTATTTCTTGTAAAGCATTTGAATGTCAATTACGATTTATTCCATATTCGCAAAGTGGATTATGTCCATATCACATTAGAAAAAATGGTATTGCATTTAGTATTACAAAAGTGCTTGACGTGTTGGGGAAAATAATTGTGCCAGAGTTACTTGAATCGCATATCAGGAGTTATATCGATATCAGAATGAAACAACATTCTGATGCATTGCGCTCTTATGGCACTAATATTACTAGTAACGTTAGTAACGGCAATGATAGTGACACTGAAAGTCACATGAGCTTTCAAAGTGATAAGAGTCATAAGCCAAAGAAGACTACTAGTGCACAAACAACTAACGGAAATATCATATCTATTACTGATAGTAAACAAAACTATGTACAATATTTGTGCAAAAGTTTGATTCCTGCGAAAAATAAATCTTGTGATCGACCATGTACAGTTGAAGTTGTGATGTCAGATGGTACAACAATTTATGTATGTGGTTTACATGGGAAGAAATATAAGAAATAAGTCTAATAAGTACTAATAAGTACTAATAATCAACTAATAATCAACTAATAAGCAATTTCCTAAAGTACTTTGTATTCCAACCAGAATGTTCCTAAGCGAGGGGGCTATGGGGGACAGCTGTCCCCCGAGAGAGGGGGCTATGGGGGACAGCTGTCCCCCGAGAGAGAGGGCTATTGTGGACGAACGTCCCCATCAAGGGGCTATGGGGAATGGAACGTCCCCAAAAATGTTTTCGTTTAATTTATTATTTTTATTATATCAATAATTAATAAATGTCTGAATATTTAATTGACTTAAATAATGGCACGTCTCACCAAAAAGAACAAAGAGACCAAAAAGAACAACATAAAATTAAACTCACCATAAAGCCACAGTTAGAAACCAATTATCCTAAACCTCTCGAACATATAGAACTTAAATCTTATCAAGTAGGTCATGTTGAAGCATTAATATCAATTCTAAAAAAATATCCAGTTGCCTGTGATTTTTCAGCACTTGGAAGTGGCAAAAGTTTTACTAGTTCATACATTTCATTGAATTCTCCGTTCAATTTTAGGCATGTTATAGTTATAGGCCCTGTTAGTATATCATCAGATTGGGGGAAGAAGCGATCAATTTATGGTGTACCATTACATTCATTTGTTTCATATAATGCACTACGTAGCACAAAAGGAAAATTTGTATTATCAAATGGATATCTCAATAGATATGATAGTACCCGTGAAATACACATAAAAGGCAAGTTAATGAAGATCGATGTTGTTGATTTTGAATGCACTGCCTTATATAAGAAGATGGTATCTGAAGGTCTTCTCTTAATTATTGATGAAATTCAGTCGATAAAAAATATTACTGCACAATTTAAGGCATGTCAGCGTCTTATTCATGAAATTGTAAGCACATGTAACTATATTTATCAGTCACCAGATGGAGAACCACGTAATAAATCAAGAGTACTTCTATTGTCTGGAACACCATTTGATAAAGAGAAACAAATTCCACATTTTTTTAGACTTATTGGTATGATGAAACACGATGAATTATCACAATATAATATACAAACAGGAGCAAATACATGGACTGGTTTCGGTGATATTTGTCGTATTTCCGAATCAATTGACAAGAAAACTATGAAACAAATTGTAATATACCCTGATAATAGTGTTTCAAATACTAAAATTATTCCAATGTGTTATAACTTATTTCAAAAAGTTATAAAGCAAGTTATTTCACATTCAATGCATAGTGTTCAAGTTGCTTTTACAGCATCTAAAGCAAATGCATTCTTTAGTATTTTGGAGGATAATGATCGTCAATTGCTTGTCGAAGGAGTTGAATCACTAAAAAATGCAGTATGTTTTAACAATGCTACAAATGCTATTCAAATTGGTGGACAAGGTACATTATCTGTTATACAAAGATCATTAATGATGATTGAAACAGCTAAAATAAATACTTTTTATAGAATAGGAATTGAATTTCTTGATAGTAATCCTAATTTAAAACTTATCATTTGTGTGAACTATGTTGATACAATTCTAGATCTAGTAAAATTATTTGAAAAATATAATCCTGCTGTATTACAAGGTTCTGTTACACCTGCCAGACGCGCTCAAATTATTGAACAGTTTCAACTTCATGATAATACACATCGTTTGATAATTGCAAATGTGCAAGTCGCTTCTGTAGGTATTAATCTTGATGATCAACATGGTTCTTTTCCACGTGTATGTTTAGTTAGTCCAAATTATTCAACTATTTCCTTAGCACAAGTTAGTGATCGATTCAGGCGTTCATTGACGAAGAGTGATTCTATTGTTTATTTTATTTTTGGTAAGCATGCATGTGAATTAAAGGTACTTCATGCTCTTGCTAAAAAATCTGCTGTTATGAAAGAAACGATCATTGACGAAGTTAATATTAATCACACTGTTTTTCCATGTGATTATCCATATATGATTGAAGACAGTGAAGAAGAATTAAGTGATGATATTGTGATGTACATGAAAACAGGAATAATTGCAAAGAAATAATTAACCCTTAAATCATCAAAAGACACAATTAATAGACAATTAATAGAATCTTTACTTTGTCTTTTTCTAATTTATAGAATATACACAAAGAAAATGCTTAGCAAACACGTCCTCTATATGGCATTATTGTCAGCACTTACCTTCTACTTTCTAAGTTACGTTGACGAAAAGTATCCTTCGTTAAGACTTACATACAATGTTGATATTAATAAGAGCTTACTGACTTTCTTATCTGTGTTATTTGCTGGAGTATTGTTACATAAGAATTAATTGGGGGACGGAACGTCCTCAAAATGATATAACTGTGTTCCAGTCAACTTTTTTGCCAGCTTTTATGCATCCTAGAGCATATTCAATAGATGGCTCTGATCTATCATAAATCTCTTCAAACGCATTTATGAATTTTTCAAAATATGCATCGTTGTTTGTGTTAATAGCACTAATAGCATTATTAGTGCTATTAGTACTAATAATGCCATTAGCGCAATTAGCATTAGTATGATTACGATTATATCCCTTACCGAATCCGCTAGAACTACTGAGCATTTGTTGTAAAATTAAATGCTTATCTTTAAACAGTTCTGCCTTAATTTGGTCAAGTTCTAAATAATATTTTTGATATTGTCTTTGTAAATTTGTAAGCCATTCTGGTTTAGACATGATATCATTAATGTCCATTAACATACCGACAACAGATTTCTCAAGAGTTCTCTTTTTATGAGACTTTAGTCCTCTGACATTCAATGAATTAATTTCTGCAACATAATCTTTAAAATGTTTTATATCCAATTGTCCTTTTGGAGTATTAAATTTATCAGCATTATCGCGAATATACTGTTCAATTAAATTAATATGAGCTTTTATTAATTGATCAATTCCTGCTTCTTTTGATATACGACTAAACTGTTTTCCATCAAATATTTTACATAATCCATGCCTGAGTGATTCTGAATCAGTGCATATATTATTATATATTGGGTATTCTGGATTACAATTAATACTTTTAATTGTATGTTCTATTGATTGATTGTATTTTAAAAGAGATTCATGAATGATAGATCCTAAATTCTCTAAAAATCTCGGATCTATAATCTCCGTAAATGATAATTGTTTATTATCTTTTCTTATCGGTTGAAAAGTTCCATGCACTAATGGTACACCGTTATAATTATATGTAACGTTTACAATATTACCTTGGTTTACATTTGTTGTTGTACTATTATCAATTAATATGTCTCTTGTATTGGAAATGTTATTAAAACAATTATTCACAGGTTCATTTTCAGAGACCTTACTATTTTCAGAATCTTTAGTAGTGTCTTTAGTATTTTCGGTGTCTTCGGAATTAGATACTTCGCTTAATTCTGAAATGCACAATCTTTTCATGTCTTTAAAGTCCTCTAATGATATCTTTTTACACATATATTTACGCGTCATATGCCTTTCAAGAGCTCTTTTTGATGAAAACGTTTTAGTGCATCTACCACATCTGTTACAGTTAGTTTCATTATTAAGTATACACATATTATCTTTGTGAATCAATAAACTTTCTGCAGTTTCATAAGAACTTTTGCATGTAGAGCATTTAAAAGAATTAATATTATGTTTCTTACAAACATTATTTTCTGTATGATATGTCAATCCTTTCTTTGTTATAAACTCTTTCAAACAATAATCACATACATATTTAATATCTTTAGCTTTGTCCATTATTTAATCATTATACCTTTATAGTAATAAATAATTTATATAGCTTGGGGGACAGCTGTCCCCCATAACCCCCTCGCTACAGTTATTTCCCTGAACTATTAAAAAATACAAAGTTCATACTAGAATGTTCCTAAGCAAGGGGGGTTATGGGGGACAGCTGTCCCCCAAGCTGTCCCCCATAACCCCCTCGCTACAGTTATTTCCCTGAACTATTAAAAAATACAAAGTTCATACTAGAATGTCCCCCAAGCGAGGGGGTTATGGGGGACAGCTGTCCCCCACCACATTATTGTAAACATCATTTTCTTTATTTGTTTCGACAAATATTAATTGAAGCCAATATAACATGGAATCAGAATTTAATAAATATGGATCAACAACAATTTGTCTTGTTGCTTTTTCAAATATTGTCATTGGCTCTAAATAACCAAGATATTCAATAAATTGTTTATAAGCAAGTTGATTATCAAATGTGTTTTCTTGGAAACCAGCACATACATAATACATGAATTGCCAGAAATATTGTTTTTTGTAATTATTACCAATAGCCATAAACTCATCAAATGTCTTACTATATCCTTCTCGTCCCTTTATTGTATTATATAATTTATGTAACCACAGTAGCAACTCTGTTCTTGAATGAAGATTTGGCGGATTATTTTTTAAATAATCATGATAATGATGTCTACATTTGTCACAAGGAAGAACGTATTGTAATTGATATAGAAAGACTTGAAATTGGCGTGCTTGTTGCCAATTAAATTCTTCGTCATAACGCAGTGCCACGTTTATTAAAAATTTCCAACATGCCGGACCCCATTCTTTCACAGTGAAATTTAATTTCATTATGTCTTTATCTCTTAATTAAACGTATCTATAATAATTTCACAGAAATTTATTATATTGGCATATTTTATATTCAATATGCCACATGGGCATCATCACCATAGTCACCACAGTCATAAAAAGAGTCATCATGACCACAAAAAGAGCCATCATCATAAAAAGAGTCATCCACAATTAATGCAAAGAACACAGATAGCACAAAGGCAACAAAAGGATAATATCGGTGTAAAACTAAAACATATTATGATAAATGATAATTCAGGAAATAAGATGCATATCACATCTCATCCATATTATAAAGCTCTTGAAGAGATGAATCCGTCTATATATACTCGCTATGTGAGTAAGAGCAGATATCAATCAAAGAAACCCACCGGATCATGGGAAGGGTATTATAATTTATATAAAACTATTAAAAAGAAAGGATATAGACTGAAAGATGCTGACGGGGATCCTATACTTCTAAAAAAATACATAAAAGGTTATTGGCTATGTTTCAGAGGTAGACATAGAATGTGTATAGCTAAACACATATATGATGATGAATCATTTTTTAAATTAAAAAAACATACTGTTATATCTGTGGACGCAATTAAAAAAAACTAAAGCGACTAAAGCGATTAAAGCGATATTGAGCCATCAAATAGATCAATTCCATCTGATAATATCATCATAGGTCTTGTCGGATTTAAAAACAATCCCCACCATCCTAATGAGTGTTTACCGTTAAATGAGATTCCCCCGACTGAACTGTTTATCATTATCTCTAAATTTTCATCGTCATCATATAACATAATTTTAAACTGTTTATATTTATTTGAACATGTCGAAAACAATGGATACTTTGCTATTTCTTGTGATTTTCCAAGAACAATATATTTTATGCGTGTTCCAAGTTGTTCGTCTTGAGAAAAATACACGTCTTCAATATGTTCTATAACTTTTTTTAAATGTGTATTATATTCTGGCTTAAATATATCTATATATATGTAGAAATATCCATTATTTTGTTCTGATAGTTTTAGTTTAAACTTTTTCTGGATATTGAAATCATTAAAAGACTTTATATTGATACTGCTGGCATTTGTATTCGTGTCAGTATTCGTTAATATGTAATCTCCATTATCTTCTATTTGGTTAATATCATTAATAATTGTAAAATTTCCAGATTTCGCATTAATTTCAGTGTATTTCTGTTTATTAAATACAGATAATAATCCAGTAAGTTTTGATGGACTAGATATTTTCATTTCATTACAATATTTTTTTGAAACAACATATGCACTACATATAAGATTTAAATTTTCACATAGTGTGCCAGATAAGTGTACTATAATCATTATATTAATGACTAGTTAGTAGATCAGCAGTATATTATTACTTATTATAACTATTTTAAGGCTTTTTACTTTTTTATTACTTTTAATACTTTTAATTAGCATTGGACATTCCAAATTCCGCAAATTAATTCAATGTAATCATTGAATTTTATATATGGTAAATACATCAATTTATCTTTGTCCAATTCACTTACATATGCATATAGACTGTATATTGATTTAATACATTTTGTACTAGTAAATTTAACTTTAATAACTATATCAGTACTGCTATATTTTAGTGGTATAGGTAAATCTGTTAATTTCCATATCCCAATTCCAAATGAATTATCAGTGTAACCATCAATTTCAAAAACATCTGTGCTATTGCTTAAAATATACTTTACTGAAGATAATCCTTCAGTATGAATTATTCCAACAAATAATGTTCCAAAACTCTCTATTGTAAATTCATCTTCTAAAATATTGAAAATATTATTATATGATACAATTTTATTGCATGTAAAACCATTTTCTGAAATATCTTTTATATTATCCTTATTAAAAGTTAGTGGTTCTCTAATTGTTAATAAATTGAGTGGTACATTCGATATTTTTTTTAGAATATCCATTCAAAATACTTATTATACTTATTATACTTATTATACTTATTATACTTATTATGTTATTAAATGCTCTAATAGCATTTAGAATATTAGTGTCCACTACCTAATTGATCAAGTGAGACAAGTTTCACTCTTCCAAAACATTTCTTTACATCAAATAATAAATAATGATCTCTACCATTAAAATTAAATAAATTACCATCATCATCTCTAAATTCAAACATCAATTTTCCAAAACTAATTGCAGAATTAAAATCAACTTTCATAAATATGTTATCATTAAAATAATTTTCATCTGTTGGAATAATTGTAAAGCATCCATTTGACGCATTTCCTGTAGATACTACTTTCTTGAAAGAAGTTCCGTTATTTGTAGTAATTGATATTGAAATGTATTTAGAACCTTCTAAATCATATGCTTTGTGAGAAGTATATGAATTTCTATGTGCATATAATTTATTATCAAATCCAAGAACTTTATACAGTAATGTTCTATTTGAACCAAAATCTATATCGAATGACTTATTATGTTTTGTTTTAATGGTTATATATCCTGTAATGTTATCAACGAGAAGAATATATCTGTAATTATTATTTGAAGCTTTACTCATTGCATGTGAAAGATGTTTCAATAAGTCTAATATGTTATATTTTCCACATTTAATTTTCGCATGTAATAATGCTCCACCATTGTAGTCGCATTCAGTTGATTGTGACTCTGATGAACGTCTTCTTCTTAGATAAGTTTCTTCGGTGTCCTCTGAGTCCCTTGTGTCGTCAGTGTTCTCAGAGTCTTCGCTTGTATGGCTATGGTCATTCTCATAAAAATAGATAGTATTATTATATTCAGTAATATTGTAATTACATACAGGTATTTTATAATCAACTAGTTGAACTGATGTAACATATTCAAAATTCTCCGGCATATCAACTGTATACTTGCTATTACTATCACGAGCATTATTCTTATTACTGCTATCAATTAATAATAGTTGTGATGTAACATTATCAAGATTTTCCTGCAACGAAAAATTTTGATTATTGTAAACTCTATTTGGTGGAGCGTTTGAAAAGCCATCTTTTGTACTTTTAATAGATAATGGTCTCAGATCTCTATCCATATGTTTATTGTTTCTATTTAGTCTATATTAATCTCTAATTTATTCTTTTAATGTTTTGATAATGTTTAATACTGTTTTAATAAGCTATCATAAAAATGTTATCATAAATCATAAAAAATGTTTATGATTTATTTTATTTTTAAGCTTTTAATAAAATAATAATGGACGAAAATGTTAAGAACGATATAGATAAGTTCTTTAATAATGTAGAAACATTTAATTTAAGTTTATTATCATCAGCAAATATTAGTATGGAAAGATCACAATTGATGACAAATTGTGATCTTATATATGATCAATATCCAATATTTCACAGTGTAAGAAAATTTGATGAAACAAAGAAGCCATGGACTAAAATAACTATTGCTAAGAAAACAAGAATGTTGTATGACTATGCGAAAGATGTCACGGATTCAATAGATGAATTTAACAGATTATATTACCATCTTGTCTTATTCTTAAACGAAGGAAAGATAAATAAGTGTGCAAATGTAAAATTATACCAAGGCAAAATAATCGATATTTATAATATCGAGGCATATACTGATGATAATGGTTTAACACAATATTCTATAAATTCTAATATAAAGAATGAACTACCGTCTAAGAATAAGATAAATGCTCCAAAGAATACAAAATTACTCGATAGCACTAATGGCATTGATAGTATTGACTGCATTGACGGCATTGATAATATTGATTATCCTCAAGAATTTGATATTGATTCATACAGTCTGAATGAATTTGATGACTACTAAAGACTACTAAAGACTATTATAGTAATAGTTCTTTCTATGTAATTTAATATAATATGGGTAATTTAGTAACAACTGTAGGGAGCATTGGAGCTCCACTTATAACTTCTGAATTATTAATACCATTTATTTATCATCCTCTTGTATTTTCATCAAATTTACCCTTCAAACAACCAAGTACATTAAAATACTGCTTTTGGTATTTATTTTTTAATTGCCTTCTAGTTGGTATATTATCTGTTATTGGAAGTAGTATGAGTTCTTTAAAAGAATGTAATAAAAGATCTCTATATTATTCTGTAATAGGAACATATATTCCTATATTAATGACAATATTTGGATTATCTCTTATTTATATTGTCCCGTTATTAAAAGCACCTCTTCTTGTTGTTATGGGTATAGTACCGTACAGTAAGCATATTGTTGATGGTTTGTTTCTTGCATTTTTTGTTATGATTGGTGGTTATTTATCAAACAAATATGTAAGGAGAATGGTTTGTGAAACAAACCAAAATATAAAATGGCCAACATTTTCGTCATTAGGCCTTAACCCAACCCTTGATGGCCCTATATTCAATCAATAATCAATAAAAAATGACATGAATATTTAATTTATTCTTTGTGCTTAATTACCTGATCACTTAAGTATGTTCCTGACATGCGTAACAGATGAATTAATAAGTGATAGCAGTGATCACAACGAACAGAAAGATCACAAAGAACAAAGTGTTAAAATACCTGTAAGTATTTATAATGATTATGCTATATATAATACATCATATGAACCATTATATTTAGCACTTGAGTGTAATAATAAAATATTTGTTGTTAGTAACATTGAATCTCTTAATAATGTTACTAATTATTCACATGGTTTACAGATAATTAGCATTCCTCCGTCTATTATAGCATTTTTTGATGCTATACCATTTGAAACACAAATTAATGAACGACTTATTCAACCTTCTAGCATTTCTAAATGTTCAAAAATAAAATTGAAAGGATCACGAAGTTCATATTCTCTATGGCCATGTCTTAAGAGTATTTTAATAAAGGGGCTCAAGTTTTATTATGTCTTAAATGTCGGACAAATAGTTCACATAATTGATATTAATTTTACTATTACAAGCATCATGGCTGAAAATTTTCAGAACTCTCAAAATTTTCAGAGTGTTCAAAGTACTCAGTATGCAAGCATATTCAATAGAGATATTGAGATAAAATTTGATGTTCCATATGACATAGAAGAAAAAGAACGTCTTGCTATGGAAGAGCAAGATAGAATTAAAGCTGAGTTAGAAGCAAAAAAACTTGGAGGTATATATATACCATCAGATAGTGTAAGAGATCTTAGAGCAAAAAATATGATGTGAAAAGTAAAATGCTTTAAATTTATAGACTCGTAGACTCTGTAAGTAAATCAGGTATCTGATTTAGTAAATCATAATTTATAGAATCTTCAGGACATTCAGAACTATTGAATGTGAATATGTGATCTGATGCATTAAATACACATATATATATTTACAATAATTGCTTTGAGAGATATTTTTTTTGATAGTGTATCTCTTTGCTAATATTGTAAATATCATTGGATAGATATTCTTATCTGAATCACTATTTTTGTAAATATTATCACTAATATAATAT